TATCAGTTCGCAATGTATACGGTTAAAGATGGTGTAGAGCAAATAATCTATACTGACGTGAACGATAATGCTCATGGTGTGCTTGAAGTGTTAGATGATGTTTATCCTGAGTTTGAAGACTCACAAGAAACAGCAACATTCTTTGATGATGGCACTAAGTTAATCTCAACAGTATTTGATGGTGCTGGTAACACTATTAAATCAAAATCATTACACACATTTGCGTTATATTACAACGGATTTACAGGAGTTATAAAAATAGAAGGTGATTTGAGTGTACAGCCTAGTACATCAGATAGTGATTGGTTCGATTTAACTCCAAGACTTATGTATGACCCAGATATTACTATTAATAATGAAACTGGTGTTCAAGGATACGTCATACAAGCAAACGTCAATTGGATGAGAGTTTCATGGTTAAACACATCAACTGGTACAGTAGATAAAATCTTGATGAGAAACTAATCACATAATTACTTGACTTTTTGACTCTAATGTTGTATTATAACAACATGGAACTTCAACAAACGGTTTATCAATTTATCCCCGGAAAGACACGACAAAGTTCAGGCGGCTGGCTGAGTTTTAATTGTCCGTGCTGTATCGACCAAGGTGAATCTCGTGCTGACACGAGAATGAGAGGTGGATTAAAGACCGAGGGCGATTTAATATCATATCATTGTTTTAATTGTGGTATTACTGCATCTCATAGAAAAGGGCATGTAATAAACAAGAATTTTGTTAAATTTATGAGATTAGTGGGTGTTCCTGAAAGTGAGATAAAGAGATTACAGATTGAAAGTATAAGAGAAAAAGAATTATCAGAGGGCCCATGGGTGTTTACATCAAAAACTCAAACAACAAGAATACCTTCATTTATCAGTATGAAGTTGCCAGAAAACTCAGAATCGTTAGATAATATAATAAATAAAGATAATCCACCTGAAGGTGCAATTATGGCTGCTAAATACCTATTAGACAGAGGTATATATGACTTCGTAGATACATATTGGAGCAGTTCATTTGGATTTAAGAATCGTATAATATTTCCATTTACACAAGGCGATAGAATTGTCGGTTATACGGGGAGAGATATTACAGGTAAGTCAGAGTCAAAATATATGACGAAGCAACCGAAGAATTTTTTATATAATTCTGATAAGATTAAAGAAGATAAAGAATTTTTAATTATAGTGGAGGGAACAATCGATGCGGCTATATTAGATTGTGTAGCAATAATGAGCAATGAAGCATCACAGAAACAAATTGATTATATTAATCAGTTTAAAGGGGAAGTAATTGTGTGTCCAGATAGAGATGCCGCAGGTAAAAAATTAATCTATCAGGCACAAGAAAATGGTTGGAGTGTTTCATTTCCAATCTGGGAAGAACATGTAAAAGATGCGACAGATTCAGTAAAAGAATATGGAAAATTATATACATTGAAATCTATTATTGATGGTCGTATAAGTAATAAAACGAAAATAAGTGTGAAAACACGAATAATGTAAGACTCAAGGTAGCGGGTTTGCCAAACGACCGCACTAAAAAGCGTAGGAGAAGTAATGGAAAAAACTAATGATGTTAGATATAATGTAATACCAAAACCTAAGGAAACACCAGAAGCGCCACCACCGCCACCGATGCCAATGCCTCCGGTGCCGCCAAAACCTCCAGGAGAGTTTCTAAGGGATAACGGTGTTTTACATATGGATAAAGAATTTAATCAGGAAAATTGTATGCCTCTAGTTAAAATGATTATGGAGTACAATTTAATGCCAAAAAAAGAGGCTCCTAAAATTATTCATTTATATATTAATAGTCCTGGTGGATTTGTAGATAGTTGTATGCATTTAATTGATGTTGTAAAGCAGTCACGAATTCCCGTTCATACATACGGAATGGGCTCAATTGCATCATGTGGTGTAATGCTTATGATGGCTGGTAAGAAAGGACATCGTTATCTAACACAAAATACAGCAGTTATGTCACATGAATTCAGTGGTTCAACACGTGGTCAGTATCACGATATAATAGATGCCCAATCTCATATAGAATGGACAAATCTAAAACTTCTTGAACATTATATTAAATGTACAGGAAAGAAAGAAAACTACATTCGTAAACATATGTTAGCACCGAAAACAGACCATTGGTTGACACCAGAAGAAGCAATTAAACACGGAATTGCTGATAAATTAATTGAAACATATTAATGTTGACAAACGGTAATAAATTTTGTATAATATAGTAATAACCCTAGGTAAATAAATGTCAGAAGTCAAAAATTATTCATCAGACTTGCAGGAACTGTTTGTTCAGTTTATGTTAACCGATCCTCAATTATTCACACGAATAATGGGAATTGTTGATGAACGACATTTTGATAGACCTATTCGTGATATTGTAAAATTTCTTATTGAGTATAGTGAGGATTATTCTACTCTGCCTACAGTTGAAATGATAAAAGCAGAAACAGGCCAAGATATAGAATTATTAGATAATGTAGAGCAACATAATGATTGGTTTATTGATGAGTTCGAAACATTTTGCAGACACAAAGCAATTGAACGAGCAATCGTTAATAGTGCTGATTTGCTTGAAGAAGGCAAATACGGCGAAGTAGAAACAACCATCAAAGATGCAGTTCAGATTGGATTAACAAGGTCTTTGGGTACAGATTATTTTCATGACCCAAGAAAAAGACTTCAGCACTTGAAAGACAATAATGGACAAATCACTACGGGATGGAAAGATTTAGACGATAAACTTTATGGTGGTATTAATCGAGGTGAAGTAACTATCTTCGCTGGAGGCTCGGGTTCAGGTAAGTCGTTATTCATACAGAATTTGTGTTTGAACTGGGTGCAGATGGGATTGAATGTTGTCTATGTTACTTTAGAATTATCAGAAGAATTATCAGCAATGCGTATTGACGCAATGGTAACTGACCGCAGTACCAGACGCATTTTTAAAGAACTTGATGATGTTGAATTACAAGTTAGAACAGTTGGTAAGAAATCTGGAATGCTTAGAATTAAATATATGTCATCTGGTTCAACGATTAATGATGTTCGGGCATATTTAAAGGAACTTCAAATAGTAACAGGACAAATAGTTGATTGTGTATGTATTGACTACTTAGATTTGTTAATGCCTGCTACTAAGAAAGTTAATCCAGGCGACTTATTCATTAAAGACAAATATGTCACAGAAGAAATTCGTAACTTTGCAATGGAATCAGAACTAGTTGCGGTTACAGCCTCACAATTAAATCGTTCAGCAGTAGAAGAAATCGAGTTTGACCACTCTCATATTGCTGGTGGTATTTCTAAAATTCAAACTGCCGATAATGTTATCGGTATTTTTACGAGTAATGCCATGAGAGAACGTGGTCAATATCAACTCCAACTACTAAAAACAAGAAGTTCAAGTGGTGTTGGTTCTAAAATAAATCTAGTATTTGACAGAGATAGTCTTAGAATTAGTGATTCAGACTTGAGTGATGATGATTTAGCAGTTGGCAACCAAGACGCAACTACAGTCACAGATATATTAAAGAGAAAAACAATAGTTACAGACAATCCGTCTGCAATTCCTCCAGAAAAAACAGAATCAGCAAAAAATTTACGTGCTATGGTAAAGTCAAAAAAATCTAGTCCATTCAGTGATAATTGATAAATACTGATAAGGAGAATTATCTTATGACTAAGAAACCACGTAGAAGTTTGTTTGAAGAATTAAATTCGATGGCGATTTCTAAAAATGAGCCAGAAAGATTTGTCGAACAAAAAGGCGAACATATAATTACTGGTGCAATAAATTTAATTGAGTTCATAAATCGTGAATTTGATGAATCTGTTGCTGTGGATTTAACCAAGCGGCTTGTTAACAGCATTCGCACGGGCGACATGAGAAAATTCAAACGTGGAATAACTCATGCGAAGCGAAAAAATGACTCTTGACCAACAACTTAAAGAATTAAAAGTTCTATCAGGAATTTATAAGCCCTATCAACCTGAGGAAACTCAGCAGGAGAATATTTCCTATATTGGAACTGAAAAGTCTAAGTATCAAAAGAAGCATAAAATAGAGCCAGGAACAGATGATTGGTTCAAGTTATGGTTTGCTCGTCCGAGATTGACAGGTGAATCACCATACGGCAAGGAATAATATGAAAGTCAGAGAAATAATATTAGGCAAAGGCCGTGAAAGAAGATTTAGAGGACCAAGAAAACCTCGTAATAAACAAATCGGCTTCCATCAGAAGATGAAGAAACTTCTGGATAAAGCCCTTAAAGAAGAGGGTGCAAGAATTCAACATTTAGAAGACTTGATTATTTTTGATGGTTCAGTTGGTGGTCAAAAAACAATCGCAAAACTACATCAAGTAGAAACTTCTCCAAAATCAATCAGTATCAAATGGGATGGCTCACCAGCCGTTATCTTTGGTCGCAATGAAAAGGGTGAATTCGTTCTTACAGATAAAAGTGGATTTACTGCAAAAGGATATGATGGCAGAGTTACAAACGGCGATGACTTAGAGAAAATGTTTCTAAATAGAGCCAAAGGTGAAATTGATGATAGCAGACGAGATTTCGCATCAAAGATGAAAGGTATATGGAACACAGTAGAAAGTGTTATACCTGAAGATTTCAGAGGATACTTACATGGTGACTTGTTATGGTTCTCAACTCCACAAGAAAAAGACGGCAGACTTATATTCAAGCCAAACACAACAACATATTCAGTGGATGCTAAAAGTGACATTGGTCAAAAGATAATTAATTTTGATGTCGGTATTGTAGTTCATGTAGTAATTGGATTAGACGGAAATAAAAGTAACGTAGATATGGGACAACTTAGAGCAGGCAAAACATGGATTATGCCTCCAGTATATGTTACTCAATCTCCAGGCGTTGACTTACCAGAAGTAGACAGATTAGAAAGTTATTTAAAATCAAATGCAAATGCAATTGATAAGTTATTAGCAGTTCCAGCCGAATTAAAAATGGCAGACTTTAGAAATATTCTTTACACTTATATTAATAATAGTGTGAAAGCAGGCAATTTAGATAAACTAGGAATGAATTTTAGTGAGTGGGTAAACTCATCAAAACTAAGTGGACCTAAAAAAGAACGAGTAGTTCAATGGGTTCAAGAAAATAGTGATGGATTTGAAGCAATATTCGGTTTCATCAAAGGGGTTATGACTACAAAGAATAAGATTATTAAAACGTTAGATTCTCAACCAGCAGATATCGAAGCCAGTACAAATGGTGAAAGAGGTGGAGAAGGCTACGTAATAGATAAAGACGTGAAACTTGTAAACAGAGCAGGATTTACAGCGGCGAATATGAGAAAGGAGAGATAATATGGAAATTTATGCAGACTATTCATTAGAAGACCAGCAACTATTACGAAAGTATATTAGTCCGATGTCAGACCGTAGCATGTTTAAAGGTATTCCTATAGAATTGTACGATTATGTAACACGATTGTTACCAGTCAAGAACAGACGTATCAAGTTCAGAGGTCCTTCATCAGCAACATTTAGAAGGCCACGAGCCAACACAATTAAATCAGAGGCGACATCGTTTGCAGTTTATTACGATAACGATACAATTTTACATTTAGGTAGACCAGGAGATTAAAAATGGGTAAAAGAGGAATACCATTTGTAACTGTTAAAAGAAACCCAAGTACTCGCAAAGCAACTGCAACTAAGAAGCATATGAGTCACGGTTCATTTAGATGTAAACGACATCCTAACAGTAAGAGATGTCGAAATGGAAGTACAAGATAAATACTATTATAATTGAGGAATGAGGGGAGAATTATGGTTATTAAGGAGTCAAAAAAACACCTTGATGACGTTAATATGACTTATTGGGAACATTTTATCTTTGCTAGTAAGTTTATGATAAAATGTTTAAAAATGGCATTTGCGTTAACGATACACGCATTTATACCAGGATATTTCACTGTATATGCAAGTAATAAAACTTTTGAAAATGCGAAAATGTTAGAAGAAATGGGAAGAAAATAGATGGAACAGTACGAAAGAGAAAAACTACAACTTGTAAATACATTATCTGAAAGTAGATTATTCAGAACTAAAAAGATGGCGAATGATGTCAATATAGATGACGCGGCCGACTTAGTTTTTTGTCACTTTCTTGTATTGAATATATTTAATAAAGATTATGATTTTGCCCCGTTGGCATCTGATGTAGCAAAACGCACTATGATTTTTAGAAATTTTGACTATTTCAGAACAAATGGAACTGATATGTACATGGCTCTTAATAGATTAATGGGTAAAGACAATGATATTGGCGATGATGAAAAAGATGCAATAGCAAAAGAAAGACTTTCGTTATATAAACCCGATATTTTAAGATTTTTACTTCATTATGCTAATAATAGAAGTGATACATCATTTGAACAAAGATATTTGTTACGTTATCAGAGAAATCTTAATGTTCAAGACGGTATGTTAAAATCAGTTCGTAGACTAGTTGGAGATTGGGACAATTTAAGTCAAAATCAGAGAGCATTGGTAGTAACACGACTAGTTCAATGGTTCCGTAGAAAAGCAAGACTAGCCGAAATATTTCCAGCACTTCTAAAATTACAAAAACGTGGCAATTATATGATTGACGACAAAAAAGATGATAAGAAAAAGATATGGGACAATCCAATAGTTAAAGTTGGTGCAGGACTCGCCGCCCTCAAAGTGGCAGGAGAAATAGGCAAAAGAATAGGAAGGTCAACACTTTCTAATAGACAATGGCGTATTAAGGGCGATAGAGACACATATTCATAATTAATTAAATTAATTAATTAAGAGAGGACAAATTGTCCTCTTTTTTAGTTTTGCTTGAAGATAAATAAAATACTAAAGAAGATAAATACAATTAGAAATTAATTATATTCGGGGAGATTCTATCATGGCTGATAAAGAACCAAAATTAGCACACCTAGAAGCGGAGAGTTTGGAAACTCACGTAGCAGTATGCTATGAGAGATACCATCATTTTAATAGAGCATTGACTAATCTAGAAGGAATGATAGAAAAGAACGCAAAAGAAACAAAAGAAGGTTTTATGGAAATAAGAAAATTGGTGATATGGACAGCATCAACTTTGTTTTCTACTATGTTGATTGCCTTATTTGCACAGATGTTTAAACTTATATAAGAGAACTAAAATGCTATTTGAAGAGATTTCCGAAGAGATATACGAAGCAAAATTAGTATATGCTAGAAAAGGAAGGTCAATTGTTCGTAAATATAGATGTGGATCAGGAAGACTAAAAGGTAAGACAGTATCAACACCAGCGGCATGTTTTAAACCTGTTAATATGAAGAAACGTTTCACATTAGCAAGAACAAAAGCAAAAATGGGTGCAAGAATGAAACGTAAAGCAAAGATGACAAAAAGAATGAATCCAGCGAGTAAGAGATTAAAAACTCTAAATAGAAGATAATGGAGAATACAGTGTCATTAAAGAATAAAATAGAAAAAACAATGTTTGTAGAGGGCTATGAAGATAGAATTCAAGATATTGCTACACTTATGGATATTTCAGTCGAGATTGTTAAAAAACGACTGAAAACATTGACATTTTCTGATTATATTAATGTAATGACGGCACTAAAAACCCAAGACAAAGATAATATTGAACGTATCATGGGATGGCCAGCAAGAGACCCTAATTGGAAAAGTCCTATTGATGACATTGATGAAAGTTCTATGGCAGACACATTAGCAACAGCAAAAAATGCCGATATTAATGATTTTCATTTTTATTCAGATTCATCAGACATAGCAAAAGCACATACTCGTAAACATACGTTGTCACGAATTGATACAGAAAAATATCAAGAACGTGATGGACTAGAAGGTCCAATTATGACAAAATCAGGCAAAGTGGTGTACTATGACCCGAAAGAGGGAAGTTATTATGACCCAGACACAGACATTTACTTATCACATGAAGAGTGGAAAGAACTATCTGAAGCCTACAGCACAGGTTCACAAGGCCCAGATGAAGAAGGTGAAGATGCATATGTAGATGAACCAGAAGAAGAACCAACAGGAACAACAGGTTCAGTAGATTCATCCGCATTAGGCAAAATAAAAACAGCAAGAATTCAAGCAATGCAAAGACTCGGTAGAGATAATTTAGGCGGCGCAACAGCGGCTATGGCGGCAGACGCAATGGACAAAGCACAACAAGGCAAACCATTGACGCCAATTCAGCGACAAGCAATGGCATATCAAGCCGCTAACTTAGATGCTCTTGCCGTCAGCCCAGATACTAGAATACAGTTTAGAAATTTACTTAATAGATTAAGAAAAGCACAACAACAAGCACAGCAAGAGCAACAATGAGATTAAAAGAAATATTAGGTGGGTTATATGTAATGATTACAGAGGAAGAAGAAGATTTGATTAACAAATACTTCTCCGAGGGAGATTATGTAAACGAATCGCAGTTGTCAGGTAGAGAAACAGTCCTGGCAGAGAAATTAACACATAAAGGTGTGTTAGTTCCTACACTACGAGGGTATAAAACTGTTTAACAACTAGTAGGAGTTCTAAAATGTCAGTACCAAGCAAAGCAGATGTCAATTTAATGACTAATCTAATGAAGGTCATGAATGGCGAAAAAGTTAAATTAGAAGAAACATCTTCCCCACAGAGTGATAAATCACACATAGACGTTACGCCAGGCGTAAAACGTTCGGATATTGACGCAATGTCAAAAATTATGAAAGGTTTTAATGAGGCAACAACCAGCGTAGCATATAAAGTCAAGAAAACAATCACAGAATCTACTAAAACTGAAAAAGGCGTCAAAGTTGGAGCGTTTTCAGTAGAAAAAAATGACGAAGATAGATACAATATACTTGATAGTCGTAGTGATTCTATATTATTTCAAGATATTCAATTATATGAGACAGTTTGTTGTATTGCTAATCATCTTAATGAAGGTAAACCAATTAATTCTTCAGAAATTACTGATATAATTACAATAAATGAAAAATTTGAACGTCATTATACTGGAGCACTTCAACATAAGCATTCATATCAAGTTGCCAAAAAAGCAATGAACGAGGGCAGAATGGATATTGCCCAAGCAAAATTTTCCCAAGCAAAAAGTGAGGCTGGCAAAGCCAAACGAAGAATAGCAAAACTTTACGAAGAAATAATTCTTTAATTATCTTAATAATATACGAATGTGTGCTAAATAAATTCGTGTATTAACACAAAAAAGATAAATACATGTAATACGCATCAATTGGGATAATTAATATGAATTTAAATACATCAAGTTTCTTTAATTCGAATGAAGTTCACGTATCTTCACGAATGAATGAATATATGAAGAAAAACTTTGGCTATGAAGTCGAAGGCGATATAGATACGCTCCAAGAAGCAAAAAACTCACTTGAAGTTGAGCAACAAGAGTTGAAAAATCATCATTATATGAGTAAAAAGTATATTGAAAATATGTTAATGATTGAGACAATTACAGCATTGTTAAAAGCACACGGTAAGACTTTAAAAGAAGATGACGAATCTCCAACTGGAGAAAAATATAGTGATGATGGAACAACTATTACTGTATCAAATTATCAACCCGAAGGTATACCTCACGAACATAAGAAATTTAACTTAAGAAAGCAAATACATAGAGATGACAATGGTAAATTAATAACTTCACCGTGGGGTGGATATAAAGTTTCATTTCATGGAAATCCAGAAGATGTAAAAGCATATGCTGAAGAACATTTGGGTGTTTCGGAATCAATTAAAGAAAAAGTAACAGAAGATGATGATGAAGAATTAATCAACAAGGTTGCTGAATGGATTTATCACGAAAGTTCAGAGCCAATAAGTGAAATAGAATATTTACTTAAAAAGTCTGATGCAGTTGGTGAATATATGGACGCTGTTTCAGAAAGCAAAGAATCAGTCAAAGAAGATGATGAAATGTATGATATTGAGAAAGATTATGAAGTTATCAACATGCCACCACATATAGGCAAAGGAGAAATAATGACTAAAGGCGGTGTTAAAGTTACATTCGCCAAGGCTATTAGGAAAATCGTCCATCTCTTCGGTACTAACTATCTTACCTTGGCGATGAAAAAGTTTGGGATAAACTCCCTTGATGACTTGAAAACAGATGCCGACAAACAGAAATTCTTTGATTATGTATATAGTATTAATCCAAAAGAGTGGGGTCAGTATCGAGAATCAGTCAAAGAAGATGATGAAATGTATAAACGAACAGCAGATGCAGAAAAGGGTCCTGAACATTATCGATGGAAAAATGACTCTCAATTGGCTGTTGTTATAGGTCGTATTGAAGGTGCCATAGATGAACTGGACAATGCAATACAATATAGAGGCGAAAACAGTGCCAAATTTTTTAATAATGGCGACAAAGCAGGCGTTGGCGGCTTAATGGGAATTAAGCAAAAACTAGAAGACATACATTCTGAATGGGATAAAAATACAGAATACTACGGAATGTAATATATTATAATTAAGGAAATAAAATGAAAAAAACTAAATTAGAAAAATCTTTGATGGAAGAGTTAAACTCTCTACTTGAAGTCGATGCCGCAGAAGCAGAAATCACGATGGCTGCCAGAGGTATTGTTGATGAATTACAAGACGTAATTGAGAAACTAGGCAAAATTCAAAATGACCAAATTGGTCCACTAGCAGATGAAATGGCATACTCACATGGTCCAGACCAAGCGGCAACGTTTAAGGATTCAGTTGATGATGCGATTAATGGTCTATTAGGACAAGCACGTTCTGCCAAAGATGCAGTAGCAGACGCAACACTGGTATTATCAGGCGAAAAGGTTGCTGATGATATGAGTGATGTTGAACTTGGTGGCGATATGGGTGCAGACCTAGAAGATGACCTCACAGCAGATATTGGCGGTGATGAATCAGCGTCAGGTGAAGAGGATAATCCGTTAGGCAGAGAAGAAAGAGCCTAACATGAAAATCAGTCTACTCTTACAAGAGAAGGCAAATTATGATGCACAGTTAATGGGTGACATCAATGCTTATCTTATTTCCTTAAAAGCAAATGAAATTCCTTCTGTGTCTATGGACATGATGGTTCGTGAGTTAAAAAGAATGGGCTATACAGTAGATGCAGAGTCTATAGTTGATTTATTATCAAATAGTAAATACATATCAAAAGTCACAGTAGATACAATAGAATTAAAAAACAAATATAATAAAAGTGACAAGGCTGAAAAAGATTCAGTCCATAAATTAGCAGTTAAAACAGCAAAAAAGAAGGTGAAAAAATAATGGCATTAATAGTTAAAGGCGAACAAAACGTTATCTCTAAAGAAGAAATGAAAAAACTTGTGGATAGTATGAAAAAAGGCGAAGATCCATTAGCAAAACTTTCTCCAGAAAAGAGAGAAATTAGAAAAGAAGTTCAAGATGCTAAAAGACATCGTGAATTTATGAATCGAGTTGCTAAAAACAATGAAAAAGAATTAGATGATGCAATCGCAACAAGTGAGATTGTAACAATAGCAACAGGCGAGACAGTCCAAACAGTCGAACAGACTACAGAACTACCAGAAGTAAATTTCGAATCAATGACTAAAAAGCAAATTGATGAATGGGCTGAAGAAAATCTCGGTATTCAATTAGACCGTAGACATACTAAAGCAAAATTAATAGCAGAAGTCAAAGAAAATCTATAATTCACTTGATTTCCGTGTCGAAGTATAGTATACTAATGCTATGCTTAAAGAAAAATTTACCTATAATCCCCTAGAACGAGTAAACATTAAAGGCAGTCGGCATTATCAAACGCCCGACGGACAGCCTTTGCCGAGTGTTACCACCTTACTTGACGCATTAAAAGATAAGACTGCTATATATGAATGGCGCAAACGTGTCGGAAATGAAGAAGCAGACAGAATTATGCGACTTGCTGTTGGCATCGGAACACAAGTTCACTTACATTTAGAAAAACATATCCTAGAAGAAGATAGACCGAATGGTTCAAATCTTATTCATCAGATGGCAAGAGAGTTAGCAGAGATTGTCATTGAGCAAGGTTTATCAAATTTAGACGAAGTATGGGGAACAGAAGTTCCGTTATATTATCCCGAATTGTACGCAGGCACAACTGATTGTGTTGGCGTATGGAAAGGTAAACCTGCAATCATTGATTTTAAGACAACTCGTAAACCAAAAAGACGAGAATGGATTGATGATTACTTCTTACAAGGTGCCGCATATGCCGAAGCCCATAATAAAATTTATGGCACTGATATCAAAACAATTGTTATAATGATGATTGGTTGGGATGAAGAAGCAGACAATATGGGAAACTATCAAGAATTTGTTGTTGAAGAGGACGAATATCAACGTTACGCCATAATGTGGGCTGGTAAGGTCCAAGAGTATTTTGATAAATACATGTAATAATGGGAGTTTAAAATGGCAACAAATGTAAAAATTTTATTAAGACGTGGTTTACGCAATGAGATAACAGCAGATACTTTAGATGCTGGCGAATTGGGTTATACTACTGACACGAATCAACTATTTGTTGGTACTGCAGATTCAAGTGATGAAATTGTATTTGACCCGTTTGCAAATGCTCACGCAGTTATTCAGTCATATCTAAATCTACTATCTGCTCCATTAAACGGTTTAGAAGTAGATGAAGATTTAGTAATCAGTATATCTACAATCCATTCAGCAGGTGCGTTTGTGGTCGGTACTGAATATACAATTGTAACACCAGGCAACACAGACTTCACTTTAATTGGTGCGGCAGATAGTGTTGCAGGAACAGTATTCACAGCAACAGGCGTAGGAACAGGAACAGGAACAGCAAAATTTGACGGCGTAGCCTTGCTTCTTGCTGATATGGAAACTAACGGTGGATTTAATGTAGAAATATTCGGTAGAGCAAGAACAAACACAGAAGTTCTTACTGAAAAGAGTTTTAGTCAATTGTATGCTAATATACATTTAGAATCACATGCGGCAGCAACTGGCTTACGTTCTGATTTGTTTAAGAAAGAATTAAACGCCAATGACACCACAGAAGGCACATTTCTAAAATATGCGGCATCAGACTCCACTTCATTTTTTATTGATTACTCATTGAAACAAACAGATACTACAAATACATTTGTTCGTGTCGGTACAATTAGAGTTATCAATGGAGAGGCTATAACCCCTCCACTAACAGGATTGGTTAAACTTACAGACGATAATACAGAAATTTGGCAAGATGACGGTGATGGAACCGCTGAAGCAGATGAATTTTCTAATATTGAATTCACATCAGTTATAGATGGTACTGATATGAAAATTAATTACACACAAGACGCAAACTTTACTACTGAAATATCATATACTGTAAAACGTTGGACAATGTAACTGCTCAGTTACGAAAAAATCACAAATTCAAAATAATTAAGTGTGTAGTTTAAGCATAAATAAATACATATAATAACAACAGGTAAAAAAAATGCTAAAAGAAAATACATATAAAGTGGGTGATATAATAACTCTATATCTACAAACAGGACAAGAAGTATTAGGAAAATTCGTGTCAGAAGATGAAGATTATACTGTTATTGCTAAACCACTAACTATTGCTGTTGGACCACAAGGGGCGGCGTTTCAACCGTTTACGGTTACAGGTGATAGTGAGAAAAGTGTTCAATTTAAGACAGATAAAGTTATTGCTGTGTTGGGAACAAACAATCAAACAATAGATGCGTATATTCAAGCAACAACTACTATTATAACTCCAGAAAACGGAAAAATTTTACAATAATGCCACAAGCCGCTAGAACAACTGACCCTATTTCTGCACATTCCCCTTGTGGGCTTGAACAGTGTGGTATGGGAAGTGAGAATGTAATTATCGAAAACAAACTTGCATATCGTGTAAGTGATAAAACATTCCCACATGGAATACCACAAGGTGATCCAGAAACATGTGTTCCGCATGTTACTCCATTAGTGCAAGGTTCTCATAATGTTTTAATAAACAATAGACCTGCTGGTAGAGTGGGAGATACTCATTCATGTGGTGTAAAAGTTATAGCAGGCTCAAGTAAGGTGATAATCAATGGTTAGTGAAGCAGAAATCGAAAGACTATATCAGTTATTTGTTGCGAATGGTGGCGGTTCATTAACATTTGATGGTACAAATTTAACTCCAAAACTATATTCTGAGGCTATTGCGGCATCAAACTTGACGCCACTTGAAATGGCGCAATTAGAAGCAAGACAACAACAATATAATAGACAAAAGGCATTAAATTCTATAGCAAATGAAATAGAGGCTAATAACTTCACTAATCCATATGCGGCACGAGGAGCATATGGTAATTCTTTATTTTCTGCTTTGGGTTCATCATCGGGTGCTACTCAAGTGGGATTGTTGAGTTCAGCATTATCGGCAAAGAATTTTAGTACAGCAGAAACCGCGGCATTATTCGCAGGAGTGATGGCAGCATCTGGCATAGATTTAGAAAAAATATTAAAGATTGCGGGATTAATGGCATTGGGAACTGGAATGTATACATCTCTTACGAATCATACAAATAATCAGACAGCGAACATACCAGGAACGATGCAAGATGCAAGTTCTCTGGCGTCAATGAATGAACAGTTTGGTGAACAAGGAGATCCTTGTTCGGCCTTTAATCAGTTAATGGGATTATTGGCTGGCATATATGATGGCACTTTAGATTTTATTGACCAAGCGATTGGTGACATAACTGCGTTACTAAACGATTCTGGTCTAACATCTTTATTTCAGAGTATCGTAGCGGCAGTAGTCGGGGCAGGTAGTGTTGTTGCAGACATAATAAGTGCGATAGTTGGTGTTGGTCTTGCAGCCTTTAAAACTGTTTTAGGAATTTTAATACCTATAGTATCAAAAGTAATAAACGCAGTGAGTGATATAACATCAGCAATCGCAAATGAAATCGCGGCTTTAGCCGATATGGCAGCCGAACTGTTAAGAAAAGCATTAGCATTAGTTCTTGGAGGAGCGGCAGCAGATCCTTGTAAGAGAAAAGTATTAGAAAACACTGGTACTCCTGCTATGAAAGAAGCAGTCGAACAAATAAATAAACCACTCTATAGCAATCCTCATATGGTAGGAACAACTACAGATAATAGAGCAAACGCAGAGGAAGTAACAGAAGAAATAAAATACGCACGTGCTTTCGCCGCCCTTAATTCTGGAGTTAATCAAACGTTCAATACAGATGTCGTAGAGACAAACGAAAATGAGTCACTAGCAAAAAGTTCAACTACAGTACACACTCAAATCTATGGATATTCTCCACAAAAAAGCGAAGTAGATGCTCAAAAAGGCCTCTCTAACAACTCTGCTGTCAGCAGAAACAAGGCCAAAATACAGGCAACATCTCAGCGAATCGACCAGATTATTGATAGGGGTAATATTGTTGATGCTTCTACACCGTATATATATGAGAATATACGGGTTGTGAGAGATGGCGTTACATATGTAGGTTATCCTCCTATAACTGCTCCTGTATATAAAGAAGCACAGAAAAAATGGATACCTTTAATCAAAGACTACAAAATACTTCAAGGTACTTTGCTTAGTGATTTAAGAGAAAAGATAGATGATGGCAATTTTACGGGCAAAGATAAAATTAAAGATTTAGTAATTGCTATGCATAAAAACTTGCTACTTATGGATAGAGGGGTGACGAGATTACTGACGATGAGACTCAACCCGAATTTTCAATATTACACTGATGATGGCACCGTTGATAAATCTAAGGAAGCAGAAATTAGAGATAAATGGTACGCAACTGGAGAAAAAGAAGTACAAAACCAATATGATAGAGCAATTCTGAATCTAACAGATACTAAAAATTCGTGGGCGAGTATAGAAACGCAGGTGTTTAACAACCCCAAATAAAAAAAGAGAAGTTTGAATTGACACACAGTTGTTTTAGTGTTATACTATAACATATGTTAAACAACCAACAAAGCCTGATAAATACTATAAATTATAGTTATAATCTATTGGGAGACCTATCGTGAAGGTCAACGAAATCATAAAATCAATTGAAGAAGGAGTATATGATCCACATATCTTTAAAGCGGTATTTCTGGCTGGTGGGCCTGGCTCGGGTAAGAGTTATGTTGCAACATCAAATTTATTAAAAGGCACTGGTTTAAAAATAGTAAATTCAGATGATATATTTGAGTATAAAATGGATAAATTAGATTTGAATTATGAAGATCCAGATGTAATTTATAGTGATAAAGGCCAAGAAATTCGAAATAAAGCAAAAGAACTAACTACAAAAAAAGAACAAATGTATCTTGACGGTAGATTGGGATTAATTATAGATGGTACTGGAAGAGATTTAAACAAAATAACACAGGCTAAAGAGAAATTAGTTCAGATGGGTTATTCCTGTATGATGTTATTCGTTAATACAAGTTTAGATATAGCACAACAAAGAAACATAGACAGACCGGGGAGAACTCTTAAATCCGTAGAAGTTGAAAAAATGTGGAGAGCAGTTCAAGATAATATGATGAAATTTCAACAATTATTTGGTGCAGATAAATTTCAAGTTGTTGATAACAGTGGCAGTCTTGAAGATCCAGATAGAGCAGAAAATTTTAAGGTAGTTACAAAGAACATTGATGCTTTTGTAAATAGACCACCTAAAAATCGTCATGCAAAAGCCTGGATAAAAGACCAAAAAAATAAGAAAAATACATTGAGTCAGCAAAAGTAATGGAATCAATAGTAGATAATTTATCTAAATTCAGAAAAGAAATAGATTTAGATTTCATCAAAAAGACTCACGTTCATTATTGTACACCATGTTACGCAGGTCAAATTTCTGAACCATATTTTAGGTCATGGACAAAGGGTCATATGATGTTTACGAAATATCAAATTCCGTATACATTAACAACATCAGCAAATGAGAGTTTAGTTTCTAGAGCAAGATGTCATATGGTGGCATATTTTATGTCTAATCCAGAAGCAACCCACATGATGTTTATTGATGCTGATATAAATTTTGATGCAGTAGATATATTACATATGTTACAACATGATAAGGATGTCATAGTTGGAGCATATCCAAAAAAAGAATTAGACTGGACATCTATAAAAGATGCGGTTAATAGAGGATTAGATGAAGGCTCAATCAAAGATACTGCGGCAAATTACGCAATGAATCCTGATTGGGGATATAATGAAGAAACAGATACACGCAATTTACAAATTGAAGATGGATTAATAAAACTTAAAGATGCTGGTACTGGATTTATGCTTATTAAACGAAGTGTTATTGAAAAAATGATAGAAAGTTATCCAGAATTGTATTTCAATAATGATTTGCATCTTGAAGAAGAATTTTCAAAGTGGACATATTTGTTTTTTGATTGTATGCACGAAGAAGATACAAAGAGATATCTTAGTGAAGATTATGCTTTTTGTCGAAGATGGCAAAAACTGGGTGGTGATATATGGTTAGATCCATTAGTAAAACTAGACCATATAGGCCATTATTCATTTAATGGAAATATAGGAAAGATGTTCTATTCATCTTCTAACAGTAAAATTATATAACTACTGTATATAAGACAATATTTTAATAAATATTATTAATTAATGAGAGAGGATTTAAAATGGGTTTAATTAAAAATTTTGAAAAATCATATGCTAACAAAGAACACGAGGAGATGTCACTTACTGATTATCTTAAATTGTGTAAGAAAAATAAGTTAGTTTATGCATCGGCCGCTGAAAGACTATTAGATGCGATTGGAAAACCAGATTTAGTTGATACTAGTACGGATGCTCGATTAAGCCGTATCTTTTTAAATCGCACGATTAAAGTTTATCCAGCATTTGCAGATTTTTATGGCATGGAAGAAGCAATCGAAAGATTGGTTGCATATTTCAGACAATCTGCTCAAGGTCTTGAAGAAAAGAAACAAGTATTATATCTACTAGGACCAGTTGGTGGTGGTAAATCATCATTAGCAGAACGTCTTAAAGAATTAATGGAAAAACATCCAGTTTATGTGTTGAAAGCAGGTGATGAAATTTCACCAGTATTTGAATCACCACTAGGATTGTTTGAACCTAAAGAATTCGGCAAAGATGCTAAAAAAGAATTTGGTATTCCAGCACGATATCTTACTGGTTTATTGTCACCATGGGCAGTTAAACGACTAGATGAATTTGAAGGCGACATTACACAATTTAGTGTTGTGAAGATGTATCCATCTAAGTTAAAGCAAATTGCTATTATGAAAACCGAGCCAGGTGACGACAACAACCAAGATATATCAGCACTAGTTGGTAAGACTGATATTCGTAAATTAGAATACTTTTCACAAAATGACCCAGATTCATACGCATTCTCGGGTGCGTTATGTCGTGGTAATCAAGGTGTTATGGAATTCGTAGAGATGTTTAAAGCACCAATCAAAGTATTACATCCATTATTAACAGCAACACAAGAAGGTAACTATATGGGAACTGAAGGTATTTCAGCAATTCCATTTAATGGTATCGTAGTTGCTCACTCAAATGAGAGTGAATGGGAAACATTTAGAAACAACAAGAACAACGAAGCATTCTTGGACAGAGTATATATCGTTAAAGTTCCATATTGCTTACGTGCCACAGAAGAAACATTTATCTATACGAAGATGTTAGATTCATCAGGACTAGATAGCAGTAACTGTGCGCCACATACACTTGACTTATTAGCACAGTTCTCAGTACTTTCAAGATTGAAAGAACATAAGAACTCTAATCTAGCGGCTAAAATGAGAGTATATGATGGTGAGAACTTACATGATATAGATCCTAAAGCAAAATCAATGCAGGAATATAGAGATGTTGCGGGAGTAGATGAAGGAATGAACGGAATGAGTACTCGTTTCGCATTTAAGATTCTATCTCAAACATTCAACTTTGACCCAGAAGAAATTGCGGCAGACCCAGTACATCTAATGTATGTATTAGAAACGGCAATTAAACGTGAACAATTTCCAGAAGAGACAGAAAATGAACTACTTGGTTTCATTAAAGACCATTTAAGTGTCAAATATAGTGAAGAAGTAGGAAAAGAAATTCAAAAAGCATATTTAGAGAGTTATAATGAATATGGTCAAAATCTATTTGATAGATACTTAGATTATGCTGACCACTGGATTCAAAATATCGATTATAAAGATGCTGATACTGGTAACTTGTTTGACCGTTCTATTCTTAATGAAGAACTTGAGAAGATTGAAAAGCCTGCAGGTATTGCCAATCCAAAAGACTTTAGAAATGAAGTTGTGAATTGGGTATTACGAGCAAGAAGTAACTATGAAGGCAAGAATCCACCTTGGACTTCTTATGAAAAGATGAGAGAAGTAATAGAATATAAGATGTTCGCAGGAACAGAAGAATTGCTTCCAGTTATTTCATTTGGTAGTAAGAAGAGCAAAGAGGACCAATCAAAACATGACGATTTCATAGATAGAATGGTGAAGAAAGGGTATACAAACCGACAAGTTAAACGATTAGTAGAATGGTATATGCGAGTTCAGAAGTCTAACTAGAGGAAGACTTTATGGCAAACAATATTATTGACCGAAGAAAGAATGGTGACATGAGAAATCCTGGCACGAAATCTTCGGGCAATCGTCAAAAATTTATCAAAAGAACCAAAAAAGAGATACGTAAAAGTATACATGATTCTTTGGGCGACAGAAGTATTAAAGGTTCTGGCGATTCACAAGATGTTGTAATCAATCGAAAAGGCATTGACGAGCCACAATTCACTCATAATCCAAAAACAGGGTCACGTGATATTATTCTTCCTGGCAATAAAGATTTTGTCGAGGGAGACCAATTAGAGAAACCAAAAGGTGGACCAGGGCAAGGAAGTGGTGGTGATAAAGCAAGTAATGAAGGCACTGGTGAAGATGAATTTGGTTTTGCGTTAAGTAATGACGAATTTGTCAATATTTTGTTTGAAGACTTAGAATTGCCTCACATGATTTCCAAAGAAAATAAAGCAGTT